AGGCGGCGTCATCGCTGCCGCAGGCCGCGTGAGGTGCGACATGGGTAAAGCATCTCGCGATAAGGGCCTGCGGCGCGAACGCGCGCTGGTGGAACTTCACAAACAAAGCGGCATCGCCGCCGAGCGTGTGCCGCTATCGGGTGCCACGCACTATCGCGGCAATGGCGCGGACATCGACATCTATGCCCGCGGCGTGGCCGAACCGCCGCTGGTGACTGAGGTCAAAGCCCGCGGAGATGGCGAAGGCTTCAAGACGCTGGAGCGTTGGCTTGGCACGCATGATGCGCTGTTTCTCTGGCGCGATCGTGCCGCACCGCTGGTGGTGGTGCCCTTGCATGTCTGGCTGGAACTGATTGGACGCGGGCTGCCGCCACCGCAGGTGAAGTCATGACGCGGCGGTCCATGCGCCGGTTGCGCCGCATCGGCCGTGTGCTCCGCAACTTCACCATCGGCGCTGTCTTTGCCGGCGGTTTCATCACGCTCTGCTGGATCGCGGAACTGCTGGTGCTGCCATGACGCCCAACCCCATGAAAATGGCAACGCCCGTCCGGCCGTCGCCATGCAAGCCAGAGCCGGACATCACCCATTCCAACGAGACACACATGAGCAATCGCACCCAACTGGCGCAGTTGCGCACCCTGGCCACGGGCCGCCCCTCCTACGCCCTCGAAGCGAAGGAGGCTGCGTGATGGCGATCTCCCTCGCATCACTCCGTCGGGGCGGCGATACGCGTCCCCCACGCCTGCTGATCTATGGCGTCGCTGGCGTCGGCAAGACCAAGCTTGCCGCGGATGCGCCGAACCCGATCTTTCTGCAAACCGAGGATGGGCTCGGGCGTATTGATGCCGCGACCTTCGGGCTGCTGCGCAACTTTGACGCCGTCATGGAAGCACTCGGATCTCTCTATTCCGAAGCACATGAATTCCAGACGCTCGTAATTGATAGCCTTGACTGGCTGGAACCGCTGGTCTGGCAACACACAGCGCAGCAGCACAATCAGCGCGACATTGAAGCCTTCGGCTATGGCAAGGGCTATCAGGCCGCGCTGGATACCTGGCGGACCTTCCTGGATGCGGTGAACACACTCCGCGATGAATGCGGGATGGGCGTTCTGCTAATCGCCCATGCGGAAATCCGGCGCTTTGATAGTCCGGAAACTGAGCCCTACGACCGCTATCAGCCGAAGCTGCATCGCAGCGCATCGGCTCTGGTGCAGGAGCATGTCGATGCCGTGCTGTTCGCGAATTATCGCGTCAGCACGCTGAAGTCGGACGTCGGCTTCAACAAGAAGGTTGTCCGCGGCGTGAGCGGCGGCGACCGTCTGCTGCACACCGCCGAGCGGCCAGCGTTCCTGGCCAAGAACCGCTTTGGCCTTGAAGAAAACCTGCCGCTCGCCTGGAGCGATCTGGCCGCCGGCATTCCGTTTTATGCGGCAGCGCCCAACGCCCCCGTCATCCCCACCCAAGACACAGGGAACTGATCCCATGGCATCCCTCAATGGTACTTTTGATGCGACGGAAGTCGCCCCCGCTGTTCCGCTCGAGGTGCTACCGCCCGGCAAATACCTCGCGCACCTTATCGAGAGTGAAATGGCACCGACCAAGGCGGGCGACGGGCAGCTGCTGAAGCTGGTCTTCGAGATCTTGGAAGGCCCGTCCGCGCGGCGGAAGATCTTCGATCAGCTGAACCTGGTGAACCGCAACGAGCAGACGGTCGAGATCGCGCAGCGCACCTTGTCGGCCATCTGCCACGCGGTGGGCCAGATGCATGTCGGCGATAGCGAGCAGCTGCACTTCAAGCCGCTGTTCGTGACGCTGAAGGTCGAGCCTGCCGGTACCGACAAATACGGCGTGCACCGTGAGGCGCGGAACAAGGTGTCTGGCTATTCCGCCGCCAAAGCGGGGAGCACCAGTGTTGCGCCGAGCCAAGCAGCGCCGCCGCCCCGCCCCGCGACAACGCCCGCGCCGGCCGCACGCCCGGGCACCGGCAGTACGCCCCCCTGGCGGCGCGCCTGATCGCGGGGGCTGCCATGGTTTCCTTGCCAGTACCGCCAACGCCCAGCGTATCGGCCATCTATGCCGCCTATGAGGCGGCGGCTGATCACGGCTTTCGGGAACACCTGGGTGCCTCACTGATCGGCACTGAATGCGAGCGCGCCATCTGGTACGGCTTTCGCTGGGCCACGCGCGCGAAGCATACGGGCCGCCTGCTGCGGCTGTTCGATACTGGCAATCTGGCGGAGGCACGCTTTGTGGCTGACCTTCGCCGCATTGGCGTTACAGTTCTGGATCTTGATCCAGCCACCGGGCGCCAATGGCAGCTACGCGATACGGGCGGCCATTTCGGCGGCAGCATGGATGCGGTGGCGATCGGCTTTCCCGAAGCGCCCCGCGCTTGGCATGTCTGTGAGTTCAAGACGCATAGCGAGAAGTCCTTCCTTGCACTCAAGCGCGAGGGCGTCGCCAAATCCAAGCCGCTGCATTGGGCACAGATGCAGACCTATATGCATCTCGCCGGGCTGGAGCGCGCCTTTTACCTTGCGGTGAATAAGAACACCGATGAGCTCTATCAGGAACGCCTGCATTACGATGCCGAGGCCGCATTGCGCATCATGGCCAAGGCTGAGCGCGTCATTGCCGCGAACCGACCGCCCGCGCGCATCAGTGACGATCCCGCATGGTGGCAATGCCGCTTTTGCGAGCATCACGCCACCTGTCATGAGGGCGCGACGCCTGAGCGCCATTGCCGATCCTGCCTGCATGCCTCGCCCACTAATGACGGTGCTTGGCACTGCGCGCGCCACAAGCACCAACTTGGTCGGCGCGAGCAGGAGGCAGGCTGCGTCGCGCATCTCTTTATCCCGGACTTCATCGCCGGCGAGCAGGTGGATGCTGGTGAGGATTGGGTCAGCTATCGGATGCGTGATGGTACAGAGTGGCGCGACGGGGTGGCGGAATGAGCTTATCCCTTCGTCCCTATCAGAGCGCGGCCATCGATGCGCTCTACGATTATTTCTCGGGCAGCGCTGGCAATCCGCTTGTCGTTCTTCCAACAGGCACCGGTAAAAGCCTCTGCATCGCAGGTTTCACGCGTGAAGCCATCGCGGCCTATGGCGATACGCGCGTGCTGATCCTCACCCATGTGAAGGAGTTGATCCAGCAAAACTTCATGGCGCTGCTACGCGCCTGGCCCGATGCACCAGCAGGTATCTATTCGGCCGGGCTGTCACGGCGGGATATTCACGCGCAGATCCTGTTTGCCGGCATTCAGTCCATCCATCGCCATGCGTACAAAGTGCAGCGTTGCGATCTGGTGCTGATCGATGAAGCCCATCTGCTCGGGCGCAGTGACAGCGGCATGTATCGCCGCTTTCTTACGCAGCTCAAGGAGATCAACGCCGGCCTCACCAAGGTCGTCGGTTTCACTGCCACACCTTACCGGCTGGATAGCGGCCTGTTGCATGAGGGCGAGGATCGGCTGTTTACCGATATCGCCTATGAGGTGCCGGTGCTGGAGATGATCCAGCAAGGCTATCTCTGCCCGGTGGTTCCCAAGCAGACAACCACGCAGCTTGATGTCGGTGGTGTTGGCACGCGTGGCGGGGAATTCATCGCCAAGGACCTTGAGGCCGCAGTCGATCGCGATGAGGTGACGCGCGCCGCAGTGGCCGAAATTGTCGAGCACGGCGCGGAGCGCGGATCTTGGTTGGTATTCTGCTCCGGCGTTGCACACGCCCGCCATGTGCGGGACGCGATCCGCGAGCACGGCATCTCCGCCGAGACCGTCACGGGCGACACACCCGGCCCCGAGCGCGATGGCATCCTGACGGCGTTCAAGAATGGAAGGCTGCGCTGCGTCACCAACGCCAATGTGCTCACCACCGGCTTTGATGCGCCGGGCACAGACCTGATCGCGCTACTGCGGCCGACAAAGAGCGTCGGCCTCTATGTCCAGATGGTCGGTCGCGGGACGCGCCTTGCCGAGGGCAAGGATGATTGCCTGGTGCTGGACTTCGCGGGGAATACGGCGCGGCACGGCCCGATCGACACCGTGGATGGCCGCAAGAAGGAACCCGCAGAGGACGGCAAGGCGCCGATCAAAACCTGCCCAGAATGCAAAACCATC